CTGCCGCGAAGCTCTGCCGTATGTCTCCGAGATTCAACCAATGGACACTAACGGTGGCGGCGGTGGGCAGTTGCCTCCTCCTGACCCGGACGGTAAGGGCGGCAAGGGTGGCGGTGGTTAGTTTCATGTTGGGGTGACGCTCTGCGGGGCGTCACCCTTAGTTATATAGGAAGTTAAAACATGAGGTTCAAAAGAACATGAGCAACGACCTTAAGCGTACCGAGGCAGAGAATTACTTGTTGAGCAACATTATTGCTTATGAGTGGTGGGCGTGGTTGGCAGAACAAGAGGCGGCTTACGAGGCCTACCGTCGGCGCTTTTCGTCCAACGTTTCTACTGTAGGCGATTGATGCTGTGTCCCAATTGCGCCAAGCGCGGCCTAGCCTTCTCCCTGATTCAATCGAAGTGTCCCAAGTGCCATCAAACCAGCAACGTCAAGATTGCAAGCGCGGTCATCTATCGCAAGCCCAAGACTGGGCAGGGTAATACCATGCAGTGCCCAAAATGTAAGGCGAATGGGATCAACTCTACTCTGCGGCCATCCACGCACCGAGAACATAAGGGCGAGTTGTGGTGCCCAGAAAGCACCTGCCGATCCTACTTCCCGATGCCCTTGGAGCCGCCCGTACGATTCGATTGGGATCCAATCAGCGACCCGATATTCGCCCACGCAACATGGGTGGACCTTGGCGCTGAGTTCCCGCATGACTTTCCAGTGGTCGAGCACTTCAAGAGTGAACTGAAATGATTCAGCACGGGCTATTTGAAGTTCTGACTAACAACGTCCCCGTTGCTCCATTGTTGGCCGATGGCAAGGCCGTACACTTTGGCCTGCTCGCCAAGAATGCCGCAACTCCCGCAATTGTGATTTCCCGCGTATCTTCGCAGGCGGAAGTGATGTTAGATGGCACGGCGGGAGTTATACAGGCAAGGTATCAATTTGACTGCCTCGCCCCAGACTATGACGACGCCGCCGAACTGGATATGGCTGTGCGGCAATTGCTGCAAGACTTCTCCGGCAACCTTCCTGATGGAACGCAGGTACAGGCCATCATCATCAACGTGGCGGGGCTTGATCTTCCCTATGAGGCTGGCGGCAAGGCATATCTGTTCCGCCGCATGTCGGACTTCACCATCATCTTCAATGAAACGCCATTTATCCCGGTTGGCACGGGCTGGGTATGGCAGGCATATACGGGCGATGCTCAGCCGCTATCAGGGCAGCAAGTCGGGATAGAAGCTCGCTCGCCTGATACAGGTATGACGCTGACGCTTCAGGGAGAAGAAGGCGAGTTGTGCTACATCGTCAACTCCGGCGCGGGCGTGGTCACGTTGCAGGACTTGGATGGTGGGTCAATTGGCGTCAATGACTCTTACGATCTAGTGCATTTCGGTCAAACGGTATTGCTGTGCTTCACGGGCGGGCAGTGGTGGCCGCTCATGAGCGCAGGGTAACTCAAACACACAGGAGAGAATCATGGCAAGCAAACTGTATGCAGGAAAGGGCACGCTCATCCAAGCTTCGGCAGATGGCGTGTCGTGGACAAAGTTAAACCAAATCAGGAAACTAGACCACAGCGGATCGAAAGCCACAATGGACAGTGGATATAATTTCGATTCGCCTAGCGGTTACGACGAAGTTCTGCCGGTTAAATTAGAAGGCGGCGACTGGACGGGAGACGGTCTGCTGAATCCATCAGACCCATCGGCCATACAGTTGAATCTGTGGTTGAATAACTTCACCTATCTGTATTTTAAGCATACCTACATTGACGGAACCGTTGACACCTACAACGGTTACGTTACTGAGCTGAAGATGGTCACGGTTGAACCCGCAAAGATCAACACCTTCTCGTTCAAATTCTCCGTGACGGGTCCAATCACCAGAACGGCGGCAACAAGTTCCGCGCCCACAATTACATCCCTCAATCCGTCATCCTCGCACTCCGGGAATCCGGTCGAGATTGCCGGGACGAACTTTCTGGGAGTACAGGGTGCTGGTAGCGTGACCGTCAATGGCGTTACGGCAACGGTAAAGGATTGGTCTGACACGGACATCATTATTCTGTGTCCGGCGACAACCTCGGGAAACGTTGTCGTCACCAATGCACAGGCGAACTCATCCGCCGGAACGCACACACTAACCATCAGTTAGTCGAATTGCTGGCCGTGATTCGCGGAGGGCGGGGCAACTCGCCCTCCGACTCCTAACCGGGAGAAGGAAATGGCAGATTTGCTGCAAGAAGAGATCGCTCCGGTAGTTAAGGTGCGAATCGGTAAGAAGTCGTATCCTCTGGCGTTCCCCATCGCCGCTGTTCTGCTCTTCAAGCAGAAAACGGGCGAGAACCTATTCCGCGTCGATACGTGGATGGCCATCAATTCAGACCTCAAGGAAGATGACCCGCAGCGGTATACGTTCAAACTTGATGCACAAGAGCAGCCAGAAAAGTTTCTGGCATTGCTGGAGGCTGGCCTGTATGGCGGCCTGTTGCTCGAGAATGAATCCGCTACGCCTGCCGATATTCCCAAGGTCGGGGCATCGGTCAACCTATCCAACGCTGACCGCATCGGCGCAAAGCTCGTAGAAGTCCTGGTTGCTCACATTGCGCAACGGGCCAAGCCGGAGGAGGAATCCCAGCCGGACCCTCCGATGGCCGAGTCGAAATAACCGTTTCGCAACTCTGGGCCTCGGCCCGTGTCGAACTCGGCCTAAGCAGGAAAGAGTTCCTACTGATAACTCCGGTAGAACTGGATGGCCTGTTTGACTGTGCCCTGAAGCAGAGGCGGGAGCGACGATACAACGCTGCCATGATTGTGGCGACCATCCTCAATGCCAATGGGTCCAAGAAATCTGGCGACGAGTTATGGACTCCTGATGACTTCATGCCGGGAGCTAAGACGGACTTGGATGACTTAGAAGAGTTTGCCAGAGAGGTAGAGTCTGGCACTCTAACCCTGCCCGATGCCGAACAGGTGAAGGCATTCCAGAAGAGAATCCTCTCCCAGATACCCTCTGCAATGGTCGTGACCAATGGCTGACGCTAAGGTAGAGATCGAGGGACTTCCGAAACTTCTGAATTATCTCAGGACGGAAGTACCGGAAAAACTAGCCAAGCAGGTGCTACGGGATGGTCTGGAGGCTGGTGCGGAAGTCGTGGCTTCTGCCGCAGAGGCGATGTGTCCTGTAGGCAGTGGGGCATTGAAGGCCGATATCGTCGTTAAGTTATGTCTGAATCTACAAAATGTCAAAGGCAGCGAGGCCCTAATTGGTCCGGGATATGACCGCTCCGCGTTGACCATCAAAGGAACACGAGTAAGGAAGGGCCATACGGTCGGGGTTGTGGACACGACGGAATCCCCTGGAGTCTATGGGTATTTCGTTGAGGAGGGGCACAAGGGGCCGGGAAGAGGCGTAAGTAAAGATCCCGAATATCGAGCAAAGCGACGGGCGCATGAAGCGATTGTGAAAGAGTTTGGCAATGGCGATACCCCGCCACATCCGTGGATGCGACCAGCATGGGAGATGTCCAAGGCTGAAGCGTTTGAAGTGATGATTGCGACGATACGGGCGGGACTGCAAGAACTGGGGTTTGATAAATGAAAAGCGGAGACGTAGGAGCGCTATTTGCGCGTCTCGGCGTCACACTGGACGCCGACTCCATCAATTCGGCCACCGCAGAACTAAACCGTTCATTTGGCGGCATGTCTGCCGCTATGAAGCGGGAAACAAAAGCAGGCGCTGAATCCCTGCGGTTAGTGGGTGAATCGCTCGATATTCACATGTCTAGGCCGCTAGCCCGCGTCATCGCCCAGATTCCGGGCGTAGGTACGGCGCTGGCATCCCTAGGCGGGGCGACATTCGGCACGGCTGGGATCATCGCTATCGGGGCTTATATCGGAGAGAAGTTAGTTCCGTATATCGAGACTGCGGCGAAGAAATATGGCCTGATAGGGGAATCGGCTGATGAGATGGGCAAGCGGGTAACTTCCGCTCTGGAGGACACAATCAAGTCCCTTCAGCGTGCTGCGGACATGCAGGACAAGTATAACCGCCTTGTACTGGATCTGAAGGGCGGGGCGTTTGAACAGGCGCACATCGAGAACCTTAAGAAGGAATCCGACGAACTCCAGAAACAGACTGCGCAACTGCTGGAGCAGCAAGTTATCGCAAGTCAAAGCCAGACTTGGTGGCAAAGCCTTCTAAACAAAATTGCGGAAACTTCCGGAACGGCTGGTGCATTAGTTCCTAGCCATCCCAACGGTAAATACGTCCCGCTGGCTGGAAACGATGAAGCGGTTAATAAGATTGGCGATGCCCTGAAGGTAGTCAATGACCGCTTGCATCAGGTAATGGACGAGATGACCGTCTCCGGATGGCAGAAGTTCCGGGACGATACGGACGCTGCCACGAAGGCCCTCGACGCCTTCAATAAGAAGATGCTCGAATTCAAGATGCACACCGATCAGGGCATCACGAATCCGGGAGAATTCGCGGCATGGGAGCAGCAGAGAATCAATGGCATGAAGATGCCAGCCGGACCAGCTCCACAGTTTGCGGCACCTGCCATGCCGCTCTATGGCGGCACTACGCAGGCGATGGATTTGTTCAAGTTGCAGACTGACCAAGAATCGCGGATGAGTGCCTTAAGGGACATCATCAACTCCGTGAACACGCCGGAGGAAAAGTACCTTGACACCCTGAAGCGGCTCTCCGAATTGATGAATGCGAAGGATGGCCCGGTACTGACGCAGGATCAATACAACCGCGCCGTGCTGCAGGCGGGTGAAGCACTGGAGCAAGCCCAGAAGAAAGTTGATAAATGGCAGGGCGGGCTAAAGGCATTCTATGACGACCTGAAGCAGCAGACCAATGCGGGCCGCTTTACGTTCGACATTCTGCGCACAGGATTACAGGGCTTCGAGAATGAGACGATCCAATCGTTACTGAGGGGCCGTGCAGACTGGAAGGCGTACTTCGATGATATCGCCGCCATGGCACTGAAGTTTGTCATGGACAAGGCATTTACCCAGTTATTCGGCAATCTGCTTGGCGGGAAGAAGACTGACCAGATGGCGGCAGCGGCTACTCAGATGGCCGCAGGAACGCTGATGACTAGCGCCGCCGCAACCCAATTGACGGCAGCGAACATCATGGCCGCATCGGGCGGTGGTGGTATAGGTGCGGGATGGGGAGCAATCGGCTCTCTGGCTGGCATGTTGGCTAGTGGTGGTGATGTAACGCCAGGATCGTCTTACTTGGTGGGCGAGGCTGGCCCAGAGATATTCACACCGGGCAGTTCGGGCATTGTGTCTCCGATCGGTGGCGGGGATACGAACTACTACATTGATGCGCGAAACGCCCAGAATCCCGCCGAAGTCGAATTGCGCGTGCGGCAGGCAATCAATGAATCTCACAGGCGAGCCGTAGCGGAAGCGGTCACGCTGGTAAGCGAGCAACAGAAGCGGAGGCGTTTCTAATGGCTATCATATATCCTCTCACGCCCCCTTCCACGCCGGGGCCAAAGATTCTGAAGTTGACGGCCAATAATGCTGTGGGCCTGGTTGTATCTCCATTCACTTGGTCGAGTCAGGTGCAGCAATGGCCCGCCGAACACTGGGAGATGGATGTTCAGTTGCCGGAGATGGCACAATCTGCCGCTGCTCCGTGGGTAGCCTTCCTCACTGCCTTAAGGGGCCAATATGGGACTTGCGAAGTAAGCGACCAATCCTACGGTGGGGCGCGAGGCGTAGCCACTGGAACGCCACAGATTAACGGCTCACAATCAACCCAAGCGGTTTTACTCAATACCAAGGGATGGACGCCGAACACGGCGGGAATTTTGAAAGCCGGTGATCTTCTGCAACTCGGAGCTAATCCGAATCTGTTGCTGTACTCGGAGCAGTTTGACAACTCAGCGTGGAACAAAAACGGTGGCAGCGTAGCGGTTACTGTAACCCCGAATGCGGCCACAGACCCGAACGGCGGTAACAGCGCCGACCAGATTTCTTTCGGGACCACCGGGTCTGCTGCGTGGTCACAAATTCAGCAAGATATCGCGAACCTGATAACTCCCGGCGTGCCGTTCGTGTTCTCCGTCTATCTGCGGGCATCCGCCCCGTCATCGGCAATAGCGTTGTTTCTGAAGGATACAAGCAACGTCGTTATTGCCACAGATAAAGGGTGCTCGGTAACCTCAGTGTGGCAACGATTCTTCATTGCAGGCGTTGCACCTTACAACGCGGCGGCGGGTGTGCGCGTGGGTATTTACAGTCCGCCAAATACGGCAGCGCACGCTATATACGCGTGGGGAGCCCAGTTGGAAGTTGGATCGTCCGCGTCTGCCTATTGGTCGCAAGCAGGCACAGTACTCACGCCCGCGACGGCGCACCTGCATATGGTGCTGGCGGATGCTGCCAGTGACTCGTCCGGAGCGGCCATGTTGGATATATTCCCCCGTTTGCGTGAGCCAATGACGGATGGGCAGCCAATCAATCTAGTCAGTCCGGTTGGCACATTCCGCCTCGCCCAGAACAAGCGGGATTGGAGCATTGGAGTCGGGAAAATCTATAGCATCAGCTTCTCGTTGGTGGAGGCGTTGTAATGGCTAGGAACCTGACCACCGGCGCAATCGCCCAACTGCTAGCGGCCCGATGCCAACCTATCTTTCTGGCGCAG